CCGAGAGGGTAATCTGTTTGTCGGTCGCCATCTGGTTGACGTGGAACACGTTCTCGCTGGAGTTGCCGTCAGAACGGGCAAAGCCAGAGATGGTGCGACGGAGGGTCGTACCAGCAACGAGCGTGAGGGCGTCCACGGTGCCTGTCTGCGAGAAGATGGAGGCAACGAGGCCGTTGAACACGGACTCAGTGAGGGCAGTGCCGCTACCGTTGATCGAGCCAGCAGGGGTGCGATAGTTCGAGGGAACGTCGGCTGGGCCAGCGCTATCGAGCCAGTCGCCAAGGCCACGGAGGGCATAGGCCGTTGTGCTGCCATCTTCCACAGCACGGTCTTGCGTACCAGCAACAGTGGCTTCGATGTCGCGCTTCATTTCGCGGATGGCTTTCGCCTCGGCTTCAGCAATTTTGGCTGGGCCAACGGACTCAACGGCGTCTTGGAGCTGGGACACCATGTAGTTCTTCTGGAACAACTGGACGTAATTGCCGAGACGAGCGCGGCCAGAGAACTTGTCCGTGAAGGACGAGATGTCTTGACCTTCGCGCACGCCAGCAGTGACTGGGGTAGCGAGGGTATCGACTGTCCATTCATTGAATGTAGCAGTGGCTTTGCTCTTTTTGGCGAGCGATGTGATGGGTGTCTCTTCTGGCGCGAGGATCGTCAGAACGTCTGTGAGGTCTTCGCGGTTAGAAACAGCGGAACCTGGATTTGTAACGGAGTAGGTGTTTGAAAAGGCCATGATAATTAAGATTTAGTATGTTGAAGAGCACGAAGTTTGGTGAAGTCCTTATAGCTAGACGATTTTCCAAATCGTTCACTGAGGTCTTTCAAAGCCTTGTTCTGGCGAACTTCAGGCTTGAGGGAGTCGGCAGACTGGTTAATAATTGGGCTGTTCGGAGCCAGTTTAACGGACGGTTTAACGTCCACGGGCTTACGAGCATACAAACTATTAGCCGCATGAGCGAGGAGATATGGGATTTGTGGAGCCAAGTCAGGTAGAGCCTTCTCTAAACCCTTCAGTCGCTCATCACTCATCATTGCCTCATATTGCTTACGGATGTCGTTGTCATCGCCTTGCATCCAGGATAGTTCCGATTTGGAACGTTCAACTAGGGCTTGACGCAAGACTGTGCGATCTTGTGCAAGTTTAATTTCCTTTTGTTGAGCTGGTATATAGGTGTCTCGCGCCTTGCGAGCCTTTCTAGCAGCATCCTTTACGTCGCGCTTGGTGTATTCCTTGCCATTGACGTTAGCAACAACGTCGTCGGCAGCAAGGTCTTCACTTCGATCAAGAAGGTCTTCCGCCCAATCAATCACTTCGTTGACCTCTGTGAACTTGGCTTGCAAGTCCTCAGGTGTAGCAACGGATGCGTATGGGTTGTTTTCCACTTTAGCTTCAAGTGGAGCAGACTCTTCACGACGAGCGAGTTCAGCTTGGAGTTGGGCCAGTTGCTCTTCAGCAGCGCGGCGCTTGGCGGTGAGTTCACCGAATCGAGCGACAGCTTTGCTTCCGAGTTTAGACGCCAGCTCTTTAAGCTCCGCTTCACTCATGTTTTCTATCTCAACGTCCTTAGAAAGAACTTTTGCTTCTTCTTGAACATCGGCTGATGGGCTTTCTTGAACAGGCTCTTGATGCTGTTCAATAGGTTCCGCAGCTTCTGGCTCAGGAATTGGCTTCTCCTCAACTGGCGGTGGCGGGGGCGATTTTTGCGCCTTAGCAGCCTCCATTTGGGCTTTATACCTTTGAGTGACAAAGCCACTCGCAGATATGTTGGATGTGTTCACTGGTTTTTGGGCGGCTCCAGCGTTAGCCGTTTGGACTTCTGTTGACATTATTTTTCCTTAGCCTTTACGCCGCTAAGAATTGCGAGGCTTTATTGTAGCACCTCGCAGAATAATGTCAGAGTCGCTTGATGCGTTTTGCAGACAGGGCCATATAGTTACAAGTCGTCAGGATTTCATCCAACGCTTGAATACGCCCACTAATCTCACGAATACGGCCTTCGTTTGCCCGATGGAGCTGGCCAATAGCTGTTTCGCGGCCAGCCGCTACATAGTCAAGAAAGTCTAAAAACTGTTCTTTATCAGCCAGATAGTCTAGCTGTTGCTGGAGCGGATGACGCGAGTTTCCGAATAGTGCCATAAATTATTGTTGCTGCATACCCTGCGTGGTCATTTCACCCATCTGCGCGGGGGCGGTGCCAATCTTGCCAATCTGAGCATTCTGCATCTGCTGTAAAGCAAATTGATATTGGTTGACGTACTTCTCAAGGCGAGTGCGGAAGCTCTCATCCTGTTGAAGACGTTGAGCAACGTCAGGCTGCTGGGCATACTGCTGTACCACCTGCAATGCGATTTGAGCGCCATTAGGACGAGCACCCACCTCAATGCCAGCATAAATCTTAGAAAGGTCTTCTGTGACCAGCTTAACCACTTGCTGCTGGGCTTGCTCGGCTGGCTGCAAGATGGCATCGGCCATAACAGGGTCAATAGACGAAGCCATTGCCTCTAGGAGAGCGTCGGCATTGATGCGGCCATTCTTGTCCAGTTGCATCAAGCTAACGAACTGCTGCATACGAGCTTCCTGAGTATCAGGGTCGTTGTTCAGAATGTCGAAGCTAACAGTGATATCAAAGTCCTCGTCAGGGTTGCCCTTGTTATACTTCATTGGATCGGCAACACCTGTAACACGGAAGAAAACCTCATCTGGGCCGAAGCGCTGATAGCATTTGAATGCCATCTTCAGAACATCACGGGCGTGATTGAGGAACTTTGAAACAAAAAACTGTTGGCGAATCGAGGTGAGCGGATTGGCGGGATTGAGGCCAACGAGGTCATCAGCCGCGAGAAGCATCGTCTTCTCCATCTCAACGCTACCTGGATTGTATTGCGGAACAGGGCCAAACGAGAACTCACCCGCACGGCGATAGGGAACGAAACGACCTGGCCCCCAGTCCGCAGGAGGATTGCCCACGGGGTGCATGATGGGAGGCAGCGTAGCCATGCTGTTACGGTCTGTACGGCTGTCGCGCTCGGTCTTAACGCTGTCCTGATAGCCACGAAGCAGCTCAGGGAACGTCTGGATGTCATACATCCGCTTAGAATCATTGCTCAAACGGGTTACAACAAATGGGTAGTCGTTGTACCCGTTCAGCAATTCAAATTTGGCGTAGGCTTGCACATCAGCAGCGCCCGTGAACTTGGGGTGCATGATGGTGCGGTAGATGCCTTCGCTACCGTCTTCTGGGTCAATGAGACGCTGAAAGGCGTACACAATCTCAATGAGTTCGTCAGCGTTATATTGCTGGCGATACTTGGAAAGACCTGTGGAGCGAGTAGCATAGACGCTCTCCATGTTGTAGGTGTTCACGCCACGGAAGTGCGTGACAACATACTCCGCCCAGCTCTCATCCCAGCCATCAGACGTTACGCGAGACAGCACTTCCTGCACAGTGAGGAAGGTGCGATAGAAGACAAACGGGGCGCGTTGTGGGTCTAGGCAATAGGATGGGAAGAACACATCGCCATCAGGGGCGCAGGCTTGAACGTAGGGACGATCAACGCTAAGACGGCTAATGGGAAGCTCGCTAACACCCTTCTTGCGGAGTTCGCCCAAGGCTTTCTTGGCGCGGCTCTCAATGACATCGGGATAGACCGTGCGAAGCATAGCAATGACTTCTTTGTCATTCTTGCCTTCGATGATGAGCTGGGCCAGCTCTGGGCTAGTGGCAGCAATTTGCTGCAAGTCAATCTTCTGTAAGAACTTCTTCTCCATACGCTCCCAGCCAACGTAGGTAACCATCAGGCCACGCTCTAAGAGGTAGTTACCACCCAGCTCCATCTCTTCTTTGAAACGTGGGATGTAGGTGGACAGCATCCACTTGAGGAATGCACTCGTAACACGGGAACGGCTTTCGTCGCTATACTCCACGGGATAGGCGCGGATGTTAGCTTTAGCCAAGGCAGAAGTGAAAATGGAAACGTAGGTGCTAATCTTCTCGTCAATGACACGGGCTTCCGTATCAGACGCACCTTCCCACGGGAACGCATCACCGCCATGCTTGCGGAGGTCGCTAGACTTACCAGGCCAATAGCAACGACGGTAGTCGCTACTATTCACACACTGATTGAAATAAGTACCGAGTTCGGTGGTTGTCCTATCGTATGCCGACTTCAAGGCAACGACGTTAGGGCCATCATTCTCGACAAAGGTCAGGGCGTGTTGCTGTGGAGTTTCTTGCATAATTTAGCGTGTGAGATTGCGTTCTTTATGATACCACAAACGTATTCTTGTGAACGACCTATCTTATCGGACAGCTCATCGGGAAACAATTCAGCCGTGTTTTTTTCCCGCACACGCTTATTATGTTCGTGCCAAAGCAATCTATCGCTTTGCTCTAACAGCCACTTACGACTAATCGTAATATCAGGTGCTAAGGAACTCGTGTCGGTAGCTTGTGCCTGTTTCATCTTTAATTACTTCTACGTTAATGACTTTGCCTTCTAGCTTGCCTGTAAATCGGCGCGGAATGGCTACGACGCATTTACCTTCGATGCCATCAATGGATGCAAACACCCACTGAGGATTGCGAGCTTGCGACTGAACTACGGCACGCAAGAACTTGGGTTGCTCTGGACTGGCCGCATTCAGTTCTTCAATGGACTTCAGTTTAACTTTAAGTGACTTTGCTTTCATTAGTATCCTCCTTGGGAACGAGTTTTGGGTTTAAGCTGCCTCATTGGAAGAAGGCAGAGGAGTTGCTAGGGGAGTTTAACGAATTGCTTGTAAGCGGCGGCAATCGGTCTTCTAAGACAACGTGGGCAGCTACGGCTGTGGTGAAGGCCGCAATGGAGAATCCGGGCAGTGTCATCATGTGCTTTGCCCAGAATGCGGATGTTTCCATCCGTCAGCAGCAGAGTGCCATCTATGATGCCTTGCCAGAGGAGCTGCGTAAGAAAACCCTGAGCGCGGAAGAGAACATCAGCTACACACGCAAGAATGGTTTCTCTAAGAGCAGTTTGATTCTTCCAGGAACTCGTAGCCACATCATCTTCAAGACCTATGCACAATTCCTCAACAACGACACCATCTTGGAAGGCGCAGAGCTGGGCAGCCGTGAACCTGTTTGGCTTAACATCGGCGCTTGGTGTGACGAGTATCTTATTGGCCCTGAGTTGCTCACTACTCTTCGCTTCCGCCTTGCTACAAGGAATGCTAAGATTATTGTTACGTTTACTCCTATTGACGGCTACACAGAAGTTGTACGAGACTATCTGGAGAAAGCACGAACAGTTGAAACTAAGGTTGCAGAACTTCTGAATGACAGGCTGGTGCCGTTTGTACAGCACTCGGCCAATAGGAATAGTGCCATCATCTATTTCCATTCCAAGGACAATCCTTTCGGCGGATATGAGCGCATTGCTCAAGACTTAAAAGGACGAGCCGAGGAAGAAATTCTCACACGCGCCTACGGCATCCCTACCAAGAGTGCGTCCACTCGGTTCCCCATGTTCTCGCGTGAGGTGAATGTCATCCCGCATGACAAGATTCCTGCCGATCTAACACGCTACATGATTCTTGACCCTGCTGGGCGTAAGAACTGGTTCATGTGCTGGATTGGGGTGGATGCCAATGAAACCTACTACGTCTATCGTGAATGGCCCGACGTTAATGTAGGCGATTGGGCCAAGTGGCATGGCGGCAAGTGGATTGGCGGCGAAGGCAGCAAAGGACTGGGCTACGGCATCAAGGACTACGTTGATTTGATTGTCGGCCTAGAGGAAGACAACAGCGAGGAAATCTTAGACAGGCTCATTGACCCACGCTTAGGCGCAGCCAAGTACCAGTCGCAGAATGGGGCGAGCTCCATCATCGAGGACTTGGCAGACAACGGGCTCACGTTCAATCCAGCTCCCGGCCTAGACATCGAGGATGGCATTCAGGCCATTCAAACCAAGATGGCTTACAATCGTAAGGCCAAGATTGATGGCATCAACCATCCACGGTTCTACGTCTCGGATAGGTGCGAGAACATCATCACAGCTTTACAGGAATACACAGGCGACGGCGGAAGCGACGAAGCATGGAAAGACCCTGTGGACGTAATACGCTATGCTTGCATCGACGGCATACGTTGGGTGGACAAGACGATACAACAATCAAAACGAAAGGGCGGATACTAATGGCTAAAGTAAAAATCATCGCGCTGGCTGATGAGCTGGGCAAGACAGTCAACGAGTTGCTTAAAATCAAGTCGTCTAAACTAACGGAGGGCTTGCACTACTCTGGTTATGGCAAGAACACCTATCTCACTGAGGAAGGAGTGGAGCTCATCAAGCTGTCGTTTGACGTTCCTCTTGCTGTTCCAGACAAGATTAGAGCGTTAGTTCTTATGGAAGCTCGTAACCCGCGCTGGGTTTACGCCAAGCTGGAAGGGCATCAGGGCAAGGTGCCCGTTGCAATCCCTCGCAAGCTCCGTGGTAAACTGTTGGGCAAACGCATCAATGTTGACGCAATTACAGACGCATCCGGTGGAACTACCTATCGCCATGAAATGCTTGGAGTCTGATATTACATTAGACCCCAAGTGGCAGGACGAACAGGTAGATCGTCTTCTGGGTTTTGAAATTCTGCAACGAATGCTTCACGCTGAGTACCAACCAATTGAAGCGGCTGTCCTAGCCGACAAAGTTGCCATTGATAAAGGCGCAGCCTATCGCATCATTCGCTCTATCGAGCAAAATCTAAATGGAAACTGATAATCAAGAAGCACTTATTTACGTTCAGGATTCGCCAAATGTATTGGCGCTTCGTGATGCGTATGAACGGACAACCACCGACCTCAACTTCTACTTCAATCAATGCGCTGATGCGTATGATAATCGTCGTAACTTGTGGTCTGGGAAGTCTGACGACTTACGCAAGAACGGCAGTGATGCCTTCCCGTGGAAAGGTGCTTCCGATCAGGAGGCCCATGTAATTGACGAACGCATCAATCGCTATGTGGCGATGTTCATCTCTTCGCTCAATCGCGCCAACATCCGTGCCTACCCCGTAGAATCGGGCGACATTGGCCGGGCTCGCGTCACTAGCGCATTCCTCAAGTGGATGGTGGCTAGTTACATTCCTCAGTTCAAGCGTCAAATGGAGCTGGGTGCCAACTACCTCCTTGAGCGCGGCATAATGATTACCTATGTCGGCTGGCAGAAGGAAGACCGCATCTTCAAGCAGAAGCTCACCCTTGAGCAACTCCAGCAGGTTAGCCCTGATTTGGTAAAAGCCATCCTTGA